TTATTTCTTATACTTTTTAGGAGTATATTTTTTCTTAGCTATTTCTTTAGCTAACCTCATAGAATTTTCTAAGCTTATTCTTAATAATTCCCTTGTTTCATCATCTATAGGTTCACCATCAAACATTAATCCATCTTGTGAGTTTTCTAATTGATTCAGTGTTTCATTAAGAGCTTTTTTTATATCTTTTTCATCTTTTTGAGTTAATTTAATGATTTCTTCTTCTGATGCAGTATCTTCTGATAGTAAAAAATCAACTGACACACCAAAAAAATCAGCTAATTTTATTAATGTTTTTCTACCAGCTGGTCGCTTATTGCCTTCAATCATGCCAATCGTGGATTGAGCTATATTTAATTTATTTGCTAACTCATGTTGAGTTAATTTTTTATTCTCTCTTAATTGTTTAATTTTATCACCTAGCATAACAAATTCACCTCTTGGGATAATTTTATCACATTTTAGGATAAAATCAATAGGAAATTTAAGATAAATAAAGAATTTTAAAGAAATGTAAATATAATCTTTTATATTATCCCATTTTGTGATAAAATAGAAGTTTGATATTATCACAAAATAGGATAATATATAGCTATAGCAAGGAAAAACAAATCACCTAAAATAACAAATTAATCAAAAAGGAGGTATAACAAATGAAAATAACACCAATAAAGATAAGAAGAATTAATATGGGTTTAGATACTAACGAGGCTGTTGAAATGCTAGGTATAAGCAAAAGTACTTTCTATAAATTAGAACAAGGACATTCAACTCCAAGTGCAAAGCTGATTAGTAAAATTGCTAAAGTTTATGAATGTACAATAGATGAGATATTCAAAGATTTAAAAATTAATTAGAAGGGGAATGAATTAAATGGAGCCGACAGTGTTAACACCTAAACAATTAGCTGAAAGATGGCAAACATGTTTAACAAAAATTTATGAAGATAATAATGCTGGTAAATTACCTCATTTAAAAACAAATAAAAATAGATTTCCTTTGATAGCAATAGAAGAAATGGAAAATGAGCCTTTATTTAATAAGTATGATATTAAAACTCCTAGGGAAAGGAGTTTAGAAAAAGAATCAGAAGAATGGAAACGCAAATATGAAACATTAAAAAATTGTATAAATAATGCACTACCAGAATTGCTTAAAACAATGAATTTATAAATTTTATAGGGGATGATTAAATGAATAACTTACAAATTTTCAATAATCAAGAGTTTGGATTAGTAAGAACAATACAAAAAGAAAATGCAATTTGGTTTGTAGGAAAAGATGTTGCTAAATGTTTAGGATATGAAAGACCAACAAAAGCAATACAAGATCGAGTAGATAATGAGGATAAAGATGAAGTCCCAATTCAGGATTCCATAGGTCGAAACCAAAATACACCAATAATAAATGAAAGTGGACTTTACAGTTTAGTATTAAGTTCTAAACTATCAACAGCTAAGAAATTTAAAAGATGGGTTACTTCTGAGGTACTACCACAAATAAGACAAACAGGCGGGGGGTATATTCCACAGAATGAGAATGAAACAGAAGAAGACATACTAGCCAAGGCTATATTAATAGCACAGAAGACCATAGAAAAGAAAAACAGAATAATAGAAGAACAAAAACCATTAGTTAGTTTCGCTAATAAGGTAGCAACATCACAAAATAGTTTACTTGTTAGAGAAGTTGCAAAGTTAGCTAGTAAAGAAGGAATAAACATAGGAGAAAAAAGACTATGGAACAAGTTAAGAGAATGGGGACTAATATTTAAAAACACTACAGAGCCAAAGCAATACGGAATAGACAGAGGATATTTTGAGGTTGTAGAAGGTACTAGAGAAAATAAAACAGGAACATTTATCTACAAAACAACACGTGTTACTGGCAAGGGTCAAGTTTATATAATATCAAGATTAGAAAAAGAATTAGCATAGGGGGTAATTTTATGAATAAAGAGCAGATTGTAAAAGAAAAAATAGCATCTCTTTTCAGAAAGCATAATATGGAAGGTTCAATTACTCAACTGTTTGTGTGTAGATATTTTGATACTAAGGATATTGAAGATTTAAGAGTATTAGAACGAGCAAAATTAAATCCGCAATTAAAAATGGAATTAACTAATTTACTAAGAAGTTATTTTAACTCAACTAATAAAATGACACCATATGAACAACTTATAAAACAAATAGAAGAAAGCTTTAACTACAGTAATACAGATGCAGAGGAGTACGCTAAAAAGCTAAAAAACTTGTCTTTAGTAGCATTAGAAGAAATAGAAAGAGAATTTAAAAATGCTTAGAATAGGTGAAGTTATATTAGCTATATACAGCTTAGTAATACTTTTAGCTTTTATAGGTGTAGATATCAAACAACTAAAAAAGATTAAGGACAATGGATGGCTTACAGTAATATTTATACCTATAATAATATTCCTATTAAACATTATTTGGAGGTGTTAAAGATGGATAAAACTGGTGTGCGTTATTAATAGCGATATTGAGAGAAAAACCATGCACCAGAGAACAAGCGGCAGAACTTTACGACAAAGGGACATTATTTAGAAATAAAAGACCTAAAGAGGATATAGAGGAAATGATTAGACTAAGAAAACAAGGTCTTAAATTTAAAGAAATAGCAGAAATATTTTGTTTGGATCCAAGCACAGTATGTACTTTAGTAAATAAAAAAAAGCTTCCTGCAAGAAGCTAAACATTTAAATAAAAAATCGTTAGATACATTTTATAACAGAATAGAGGTTTTGTAAAGTGCGAGTAATTAAAGGTTGTAAGAGTTGTACACATTATGTATTACAAGTAGTAATAGGCAATAATAGGCAACAGTTATTATGGAAGCCTGCTTGCATGACAATTCAATGTATTAAAGAGGGGGATATAAATAATGAGCCAAAAGAAAATATTTGAATTAAGAATTTTAAATACAATGGACATTAGAACAATGAAAGAATGTAAGGGAATGAAGAAGGGTTTTCACTATAAAAGACAAATACACCATTTAAAATTTTATAGAAATGATAGAAATATAACCGCAGTAATAACAAATGAAAGCAGAACAATCAAAGGGATAGGTATTGCTAAATGTAACCCAAAAGATAAATTTGATATCAGAAAAGGATTACAACTAAGTGAAATAAGAGCCAGAGGAGATTTTTATAAAAATACAGCTGAAAGATTTTTAAGGGAGGAGTTTTAATGGCTAAACAATTTGTAGAAGGTAATAAATATGTTTTTAGTGCTAAAAAGTTTAAAAATCATATGGGAAAGAAAAAATATGAAACAAATAAATGTTGGGTTAATGAAAGTAATGGTCGTGAAGTAACTATTGAATCAAGTGTTACCGGAGGGTATAAATATTATGGAATAGTTCCACAATGGTGCAAGTGTATAGAAAATAATCAAGGCAGGCTATAACATGGAAGATTATTGCGAAGATTGTATTCATTTTGTATTGCAAAAAGTTATATGTCAAACGGATAGAGGAGAACAAATCTTATATGAACCTAGCTGTATGGCGATTAGATGTAAGAAGGAGGTAAAAGAAGAATGAAAAATCAAGAAACTTTTAAAATAGAAGACTTGAAAGGTGCTAGTTGGGCATTAAGAAAGATAAAAGAATGTAAGGAAAGCATTTTAGAAAAAGAAGAACTCGCAAAAATAGAAAAAGAAAGAATAGAAGAATGGCTTAATAATGAAACCAAGAGCGATTTAGCGACACTTGAATACTTTAATGGATTATTAATGCAATACTATAAAGTAATAAAGCAGAATGACCCTAAAGCTAGAATAACAACACCTTATGGACAAGTAACAAGTAGAAAGAATAAAAAATGGAATTATGGTAATGAAGAAACACTATTAAAATATCTAAATTCCAACGGATATAAAAATCTAATTAGAACCAAACAGGAAATCAATAAAACAGATCTTAAAGAATCATTTTTAATAAAAGATGGAATTGTATTAGATAAAAATACAGGGGAGGTCATTCCAGAGATTAGCATTGTAGAAGAAGAAAATATAAATGTGAAGGTGGAAGAGTAATGAATGTATATGAAAAGTTAATGAATGTACAGGCAACTTTAAAAGCACCTAAGAGCCAATACAATTCATTTGGAAAGTACAGCTATAGAAGTTGTGAAGATATATTAGAAAGTCTTAAACCACTTTTAAAAGAAAATAAAGCAATAGTAAATATAACAGATGAAGTTGTGGAAATAAATAATAGGTTTTATATAAAAGCTACTGCCACTTTTATGGATATAGAAAAAGGGGATAAGGTACAAGCGTCCGCATTAGCCAGGGAAGATGAAACAAAGAAAGGTATGGATCTAGCACAAGTTACTGGGAGTGTAAGTTCTTATGCTCGTAAATATGCCTTAAACGGGTTATTTGCAATAGATGACAACAAAGATAGTGATAGTACCAATACCCATGGGAAGGGTAATAAACAAGATAATACAACACAAGAAACCAATAAAGCATACAAATGCAATAAATGTGGTGTTCCAGTAGCAGAAAAGGTAGCTAAATTTAGTTATGGGAAGTTTAAAAAAGTATTATGCTTTGATTGCCAAAAGAAGGAGGGTTAATATGTTAAGTTCAACCTTATACGCAGATAAGGAAACTCAATTAACCATGGATCAACAAGATGATAGATTTTGCTTAAAGTTAAGCCAACTATATAACTATGATTTCAGCGTAGTTGGACAAAGAAAAGTGTTTGAAAAGCTATTAGAGCTGATAGAAAAAAATCTATATGATGAAACAACAACAAATGAACTATATGAAAGGCTAGTAGAGAAAGAATTATTACTAGAACAAGCAGAAAGCCAAATACAAAGCCTAGAGGACAGGATAGAGTTTTTGCAAAGATAAGGGGGATTATATGGGGGAAGTAAAATGGAAAGTAAAATGGATAAAAATTGTTACAGATATATTTGACGATGAAAAAATACTACTAATAGAAAATATGCCAGAAGCAGACAGCATTATAGTGATTTGGTTTAAATTATTATGCTTAGCTGGGAAGATGAACAATAGTGGAGTGTTCATGTTAAATGAAAAAATAGCGTATACAGATGAAATGTTAGCAACCATATTCCGCAGACCTTTAAACACTGTAAGACTTGCTATAAATACATTCCAGCAATTCGGAATGATTGAAGTAATAGACAATGTTATAACTATTCCTAATTGGAGTAAACATCAAACCTTAGACCAATTAGAAGAAAGAAAGGAATACATGAGGGAATATATGAAAGGATACAGAGAAAAGCAAAAATTACTAGCTACTGGGGAATGTAAAGTTAACAGTAAAACTAACGGTAATGTTAACAGTAAAGCTAATGTTAACCCCCTAGATATAGAAGAAGATAAAGATATAGATATAGATATAGAAGAAGATATAGATAGTACAACTGAAGTTGTTAGTAGTAACAAGTTACAACCAATAGTAGATAAATGGAACTCTTTAAACCTTAATAAGTTAATTGCTATTAATAAAGGGACTATCAGATATAAATTATTAAATGCAAGGATAAAAGAGTATGGTATTGATAATATTTTGAAAGCTATTGAAAATATAGAAACTAGACCATTTTTAAAAGGACAAAATAAAAAAGGATGGACTATAACCTTTGATTGGTTTGTAAAGCCTAACAATTTTATAAAAGTCCTAGAAGGTAATTACACAGATAAGGAGGGAGTTAATGGAGGGATTAAACAGAATACTGAAGGAAGTAAGAAGCAAGAATATAACTTCTCCAAATACGAAGGTTGATTATAAATGTAATAAGTGCCAAGATACAACTTTTATAAAAACTGAAAATGGCTTTACAAGATGTGAGTGTTATAAAAAAGATTTAACAAAAAGAAGATGGGCGCATTTTGGAATAGACCCATCCAAGGTTAAAAAAATAAACCAATATGCAGACTATAGCGACATAACTATAAGAGCTAAGCAAGTCGCTACAGACTATATAAGGAATTATAGCACACTAAAAACAAAAGAGGAAAATAATTTAGCTTTTTTAGGACAACCCGGAAGTGGGAAAAGTCACCTAGCAATAGGAATAGGAGCAAACCTCATAAATAAGGGGATATGTACTAATATTGTTTATATGCCCTACCAAGAAGCTATAAGAGAGCTAAAAGCCAATGTTATGGATGATGAATATTATATAAAACTCATAAGTAAGTATATAAACTGCGAATTGCTAATAATAGATGATTTATTTAAAGATAAAGTAAAGAAAGGTAAATTAACAGGAGAATTAAAAGAATCTGATTTAAAACATATGTATCCAATTATTAATCAAAGGTATATAAACAATAAACCAACTATATACAACAGCGAATGTACTCCAAATATGTTAATGGATTTGGATGAGGCCTTAGCAGGAAGAATCCTAGAAAAGAGTAATATAGTTATCTTTAAATATGGATTGGAGAATAACTACAGAATGAGAAAATTTGTTTAGGAGGCAAATAAGTATGAATAATATGACAGATGGCAAGAAAGATGGTTTAGCATTAGTTTATGTAAAAGATAGTGTAGCTTATCCAGTTGCATTGAACAAAGAACAATTAGAAATGTTAGATATAACTATAGGAATGTGTTTAAGTGATGGCATGAAAGTTATTGGAGATAAGCCTATAGGAAAGGTTACTAATTTAGTTGAAAAATAAGGAGGAAGAATTGTGTTAAATAAAGAGCAAATAGAACAATGTAGAAGGATAGTTAAATGCAATGGAGTAACATTGCAGAAGTTTGTAGCTATAGAAGAATTAGCAGAGTTACAACAAGCTATTAGTAAATATCAAAGAGAGCCAACTATATTTGGAATAGATAATATAGAAGAAGAAATAGCAGATGTCCATATAGTTCTAGAAGAATTAAAAATAATATTTGGGATAGATAAAGAAGAAATAGAAAACAGAATAGATTATAAGTTAGATAGAGAACTAAAAAGAATTAAATGTAGAGAATTATCAAAACAATAAATTATAAAAAGTTCGTAATTTGAAATAAAAATGTGAAGTTAAAAATTGAAAGTGAGGAAGTTAATATGAATAATTTAGAAAATAGTATAAAGGATTGCATTACAAAGGAGATTGAAAAAGGGATTATAGAAAAAGTAATTGCAGAACAATTAGAAAAGTGCATTGAAAAATCAATAAGTGATATGTTTAGTTGGGGTGGAGATGTAAAAAAGGTTGTAGAAGAAAAAGTAAAATCAGTTATGATTCCATATTTAGAAAACTATGATTACTCACAATACATTGTTAAGCTAGATAATGTATTAACTGATGTATTAAAAAGTAGTACCTTAGAAAATAGAAAGTTACTTGAAAATTTTAAGAATTTAATGGCGAGTGAAGATGTTTCAAGAGAGTTAAAAATAAGCGATATTTTCTCAGAGTGGAATGAATATTGTAAGGCTGAAATTGATAATGATGAATTAGATTTTGATTGCGGTAGTGCATATATTACTACAAGTTTTGATGTTGAAGAAGTTAGTGAAACATGGAGCAGTTATAAAACATTTATGGTTAGATTTGAATGTGAAGAAGATGAAAAGTTAAAATTTGAATTTAGCATACATGCATGGAAACCAAAAGATGGTAGTAAATATACTAGCCAATATATGAAAACTACAGATTTAAGAAGTTTAAGATATTTAAATGATTTTGAAATACTTATGATGAGAATAAGTGAAGGTTATGAAAATATAATCTTAGATAGTGAAGGGGATAGTGAAGATATATTTATAGAATATGAAGAATAATACACAATTTGAAATTTATGCGACATAAAAGAGGTGATAAGTTGAATACAGCAGTAATGTTTAGTAGTGGAACAGATTTATGGGCTACACCACAAGACTTCTTTGATAAATTAAATAAAGAGTTTGATTTTGATCTAGATCCATGTGCTACCCATAAAAATGCTAAATGTTCTAAATATTTTACCAAAGAAATAGATGGACTAAAACAGGATTGGCAAGGATATAAAGTATTTTGCAATCCTCCATATGGTAGAAGCATAAAAGATTGGGTAGAAAAAGCATACAAAGAATCTAAAAAAGAAAATACAACAGTAGTAATGTTAATACCAGCTAGAACAGATACAAGGTATTTTCATGAGTATATTTATAATAAGGCTAAGGAAATAAGATTTGTAAAAGGAAGGTTAAAATTCGGAGATGCTAAAAACTCAGCCCCATTCCCAAGTATGGTTGTAGTATTTTAGTGTCACAATTCAAAGAGTAAATCCATGAATGAAACTTATATGAATTAACTATAGGAGGAATTAATTATGATATGGTGCAATGATTCAATTGCATTTAAATGTAATTTAGAAAAAGATTGTGAAAAACGTAAAAAAGAAGGTTGTGCTTCATGTGAAGACCATAATGATTGTTTGTTTTGTCAAAATAATGGTACTTGCAAAGAAGCAGTTTTAAACCCTTACGATTAATTTCGGTGTCGTAATTCAAAAATTTAGTTCCAGGATTTGAAATTAATGTGAAGGAGTGAGAAGGGTGCAAGTCGGAGATATAGTTTATTTTAAAAGTAAAGATGAAGAAAAAATCACACCAGGAACAATAATTAAAGCTAATGAATTAGAGATAACTGTTCAATATATAGATTTTAAAGAACCCCATATTATTGAAGAAATAGTAAATAAGCCTTTGAAATATAAAGAGAAAACATATGTAAATAGGCAGAAAGATATTAGCATATTGGATATAAAAAATAATTTAATAGAATTGTTTTTAGTACATTCTATTAGCCCAATAAATTAGGACGTAATTCAAAGAGAAAGGAAGTTAATAAATGAGTTTAAATGTTAAAGAATTAAAAGAATTTATAGAGGATTTACCAGATGAAATGGAAGTTGTAATACAAAGTATTGTATCTGGGGATGAAGAATATTGTTCTGAAACTTTAGATATAAGTTCAACTATAGATGATAATAGTGGAGATAAGTTATTAGTACTAGACCCTAAAGAAGTAAGTATAAATAATGTTGTTGAAGATGAAGAAGTGGAAGAAATTGCAGATTACCTTATAGAATTTGCTAGTGATGCTTTTGAACATAAAGATAGGGAAGAACTTATAAAGGCTTTAAAACACTATGGAAAATGGATTTAGTTCACATTTCAAATATTGGAGGTATAAAGATGATTTGTTGGGATTGTGGAAAAGAAATTGATGATACATCAGCAGTATACGACCAATTTAGTTGTGATATGTGTGATGTAACACTTTGTAGAAAGTGCTATGGTGAGCAAAATGGGTTTTGCGAAGAGTGTTTAAGTGATATAGAAGAATAATAGAAATGCTAATATTGTAGGGATAATTTGAAATTATTATGCACTAAAAATTGAGGAGGAATAAAGTATGCCAAAATGTCAAAAGTGTGAATATTGTATTTTAGAAAGATCTGGAGAGGAAGAAAGTTTTTATGGTCATTCTTATGTATCTGATTATTCAGAAGAACTGGATTGTAAAAGAGGGCATTATAAAAAATTTAAATTAGATGGAGAAACAGATTGTAAGGCATTTAAGCAAAGAGAAAATTAGTTGCACAGGAGGGGTAAAAAGATGAAAATTTATATCGCTGGAAAAATAAATGGATTAAAAGATTATAAAAAGAATTTTGATAAGGCAGAAACTAAATTAAAAGAAGATGGGTATGTTTGCATGAATCCTAGTATTTTACCAGAAGGGTTTCCATATGAAGCATATATGCCTATTTGTACATCTATGATAGACCAATGTGATTCAATATATATGTTAAATAATTGGGAAACTAGTAGAGGAGCTAGAGCAGAATTGGAATACGCAAAAGTAACCGGTAAGAAAATTTTATATCAAGATTAGATTCGTAATTCAAATATAATGGGAGGTGAATAGAGATAAAAGATGAGTGGAAAAAGCAAATTTTATTTGAAAAGATATATTACTGATGTACTTATAATTAATGGATTATGTTTAATATTAAAATTATTATGGGATTATTTAGAAATAATATTTGATGGAGGAATACAAGAGAGTATATCAGATTCAATAATAGCATTTATATTAGTAACATTGCTATGGTGGAATATTAGAAAATGGGTAAATATTAAGGACAAGACATACAGTGATTAATAAACAATAAAAAAAATCATATGAAGGGAGTTTAAATATGGAATATATAAAAGAAGTTAATATAAATGAGGCAGTAGTTCATATATTGGACAACAATAGTGAGGAGCCAGTATTAAATGAATATAAATTAAGATTGGATGATGAATGTTATAAATATATATTAAAACATATAGACAAATGTCTGAAGGATGAAGAACTAAAATATGCAAAATTTAATGAAGAGAAAAATGTAGTAAAAGAAGTTTCGCAAGAATATTTAAATGGCCAAAATGATTTATTAGATGTTTCTAAGGAATTGGCTAGACAACTTTTTATATTAATGAAAGGTAATGATAATATATCCTCATGCGATTTGATGGTAGTTTCTATATCAACAGAACATGGCCCAATGTTAGCTATATTAAAAATGAATTATGTTAAAAATTATATTCATGTAGTGGATATGGTAGAGGATAAAGTAGGCATAGATATAGTGCCAGAGTTTACAGGATTACCCGCCAGTGCTCAAAAGATACAAAAATGTGCATTTATAAAACCTATAAGAGAAAATCAAGAATTTAATTTAATGGTTATAGATAAGCAGAAGAAAATTAAAACTAGTGAAGAATATGGCTCAAATTATTTTATAAATAAATATCTAGGGTGCAACATAATAGAAAATGAAAGGGATTCTACAAAAGCATTTGTACAAGCTACGGAAAAGTGGTCTAAAATCAATTTGAATGAAGATGCAGCAACATCAGAAAAAATAATAAGAACAGTAGGAAAACTATTAAAAGAAAAAGATACTATAGACATAGAAGAAGTTTCTAATGATATATTTGGCGAAAATTCAGATGCTAAATTAAATTACGAAGGATTTATCGCAGAACAGGGTATAAAAGAAAAAATAGATGTAGACAAAGAATGGGTAGATAAGAAATTTAAAAGAATAAGATTAAAGATAGATAGAGACATAGATTTGTATATAGATAAAGAATCCTATCATGATGATTCAAGGTTTGAGGTAAAAAGAGTAGGGGATGGATCAGTAAATATAGTAATTAAAAATGTTTATAATTATATGCAAAAGATAAGTGGAAAATAATAATATAAATTAAAACTAAATAAGTGTAAGGATTAAAATGTATATTCTTGCACCTTAACTGTATTAGTATATTAGAACTGTATAACATTAAGAAGGGGTGTTATAAGTGGCTAAAAAACAAGAAAATGTCTTGATTGATGGACAGGTAAGTATTTGGGAAATAAATAAGACAATTAAGAAAGGCAATGATAAACCAGTTATAAAATTAGAAAATAAAGAAATAAAAATAGACAATATGGATCAAACAAAAATAATAGCAAAATATAAAACATATGAGAATCTAAATAGAATAATAGGATATGTTGGTGGAGCTTTAGGAATAGAAGTTAAGTATAAAGATAGATTTGAAACAATTTATGTAAATAAAAAAGGTGAAGAAGAATTTGTAATTGAGAAGAAATCAAGTGTTCTGCCTTGGGATAAGATTATTTATTTCAGAGAAGATTTAGAAATAAATAATATACAGAAAGAAAAAATAAAGAAAATAAAAGGACAGGCTCTAAAAAGACCAGGAGACGAAAATATAATTTTTAATCAGGGCAATAAAGTAATAAGTGTAATAGAAAATGGCTGGATATTGGAATATGACAATATAAAGATAGTAGATATAGAAAAGTACAAAAAAATAAATGCAAATAGTATAAATGAAGATCTTAGAAAAACTTTAAAGCTAGGTAATATAGTTGAAACAGAATATAAAGATGACATTATACAGGGAAAAGTAGTTCACATTTATAATAATAGATATACTTGCAACATAATTGAGGGAAATAGATATATACCTATTCCTATATGTGGAATTAGGCAGGTGATAGCTTGAGTTGGATAGATGAAATATTAGATAGAGCATTAGAGAATGTTAAAAAGTATTTAAAAGAAAAAGACAAGCCTTTGAAAAGATATAAAAAAAGAGTTAAGAATAGAAACATCTTATATAAGAAAAGGATGAAACTAGGTAGGGTAAAAAGAAAAGTAAGAGGTGGTAATCATGGAGGAAAATAAAAAAAAGATTCATGGATTATGCAAATTTAAGATTAAAGCAAAAAGAATATAAGAAAAGATTATTATATTCAGATATTGCAGATTTAAGGATTAAGAGTATTGAGAAATCAAGAAATAGAAAAAATGGTCAGTTCTAGGAGGGAGCATTGTGTTAAATAAAATATTAGGAGCTATTTCAATATTAACTTTTATATGGCTAGTGGCATTTAAAAAGATAGATAAAGAAGAAAATTCAATGTGTAAATTTAATTGTGAATATTGTGGTGAGAATGATGTCTGTGGCATAAAGAGAGGAGCAACAAAGAACTATGATGAATAAAAAAATTTATGAGAGATATAAAAAAAGTGTAGAGAATGATTTAAGAAATTATCCATATTGGTTGTTGGCCATAGAAACTCCAGGTTTAGGTTCTCCAAATAGGTGGGGACAAATAAAACAGCAAAATGGATATTCTCATACAAGTACTGTAGAAGAAGATATGTTAAGGGACATGGAAAAGAGTTGGAAAGTTGATGTAATAACTAAAGTATTAGGGCAGTTAGATCCTAAAAGTAAAAAAATAATTGAAGAGTGGTATTTTAGAGATATTATGACAAGAGAAGAAATACAAGTGAGCTTAAATTTAGATAAAAATAAGTTTTATTACTATAGGAATAGGACTCTAAAAAAATTTATGGCAGCTTTAAATTATATTTAATAAATAAAAAGTTAGAAAAAATCAAGAAAAATTAAAGAAAAAATTAATGCAACAAAGGGAAAGGTAATATATCATATGATATAAGGGTTAAAAGCCCACGCAGGGAACTTATCGTACAGTAAGGCAACCGCGAAAATAAAAAAATAAACATATTGTGTATGTACTAAAGGGCACTTGGAACAGACTTTTAATCTGTAATCCAGGTGCTTTTTACATACCTGTAAAAGTACAGGAGATTATATCAAAAGGATGTGAGGATATGCTAAGTATGTATACAAGTTATATATGTATTTATTGTAAGAAAGAATTTGTTTTATTAACAGAAGAATTACAAAATACAAAAGGATACTTAGTATGTCCTTACTGTTCTAGTAAAAAAGTTAAGAAAGAAAAAATAACAGATAGCTTAAAAGAGTGTATGGGACATAGTAGTTATAAGAAAATAAAAGGAACAATAAGGCAGGTGAGATAGTTGGGGATAAAAAGACCTGCTAAAGCAATTACTAGTACAACTAAAGTATTAGATATACAAGACTATCTCAGATACAAAAATGAAAGAGATTATGTATTATTTATACTAGGAATTACAACAGGGTATAGAGCAGGTGACTTAGTTAAATTAAAGGTTAGAGATATTAAAGAAGCTTTAAAGAGAAATGAATTTACAATTTATGAAGGAAAGAAAATGAATTGTAAAAACATAAAAGACAGAAATAAAAAACCGAGATCGGTTGAAGTACTTCCTAAGCTAGCTAAAATATTAAAAGGCTGGATTAAAAATAAAAAAGATTATGAATATATATTTCAATCTAGAAAAGGTATTAATCAGCATATAGGAGTGCAAGCGGTAAGTAATATATTAAAAGAGGCAGGAGAATATTTCGATTTAAATGATATAACTGCACATAGTATGAGAAAGACGTATGCATATAAAATATACATGGAAAGTGATAAGAATATAGTTGCAGTTAAAGAGTTATTAGGTCATCGAAGTATAGAAGAAACTAAAAAATATATAGGATTAGATAAAGAAAAATATCATCAGTATTCAAAATCATTAGAGGAATATATTAGATGATATTTTATTTTTTTTATTAGTCAATGTTTAAAAAATTATATAGTAAGTATTGAAGGTATAAAATTAAGTGCATATATAAGAAGTTAATTTTTAAAATGAATGTGTTATTCACATATATAATTAAACATTCGGACAGATTTCAGCCATATGTATAAAAGCTATATATATCAATGCTTTCAAAGGGTTTTGTTAATAAATGCTATTTTATATTTTTACATCAAACTTAAAAAGTTAGGAAATATAAAAAAATAGCGTAGCACTTTACAAAGCAAGTGCTACGATAATGAGGTGAAAAAGTTGGCAAGAAGTGATAGCTTTGAAGACATAATTGAAAAGCGTTTAGATGAGATAGAACAATGGGTTGAACACAATAATACTGATAAGGAAATAGCTGAAAAGTTAGGAATTGCATATTCCACATATAGGAAATATAAGAGTACTAACGTAGCACTTAAGAGCCGAATTGCTACGGCAAAGGACAAGAAGAATCAAGAAGTTGAAAAGGCATTGTATAAATGTTGTATTGGATATCATTACTATGAAGAAGTAGTAACAAAAGTTAAAACAGAAGATGTAGTTGATGGACAAATAGTAACAAATGAAGATGTTGTTATTAGTAAAGTTAAAAAATATAAAGGCCCTGAGTTAAATGCAGAAAAGTATTGGTTGAATAATAAAGAGAAAGCTAAATGGAAAGAAGACCCACACAAGGTTTTAAATGATAAGAAGGTTACTAAGATGAAAGAAAAAGAAGTAGAATTAAAAGTTAAGATGATGGAAGGGTTGGAAGAATAAATACCTATTTATAAAAGGTGCAGTAGATGTAATAAAAGAATACCTTCGGGAACTGTGTGCCCATGTAAAGATAAGAGATATAAAGAAGAAGATAAGTACAAGAAAGATACTAAAGAAAAACAATTCTATTCTAGTGAAGAATGGAGCGTAATGAGAGAGAAGGCAAAGAACAAGTACAAAGGAATAGATGTATACAGCTATTATGTATTAGGCATAGTTGAGTACGGACAAACAGTTCATCATATAAAACCATTGAAAGAAAATTGGGATATAAGATTAGATATTAACAATCTTATATATCTTACTGAAAGCAACCACAGGAAACTACATTATAGGATGGAACATGGAGAGAAAGAAGAAGTAATTAAAGAACTATATGATCTTATAGAGAAATTTGAAAAAGAAATAATAAATTAAATTAATAAATATTTTTTATTAATTATAAAGCTATAGGGGGTATACAAAAATGTTTTAAAGGATCTCTTCTAGACCGCATCCCTAATGTTTCTTTCGCAAATTTCCCAATAAAAAATTAGAAAGGTAAATTTTAAAAAAGAAAGAAGGTGAAAAATAATATATGTCAAAAGCAAGAGTTCCATTAGAAATGCAAAAAAAACATTTAACAAATGAAGAAAAAATTCAAAAAGAACAAGAAGAAGAAATTTTGACATTAGGGAAAGACCAATTAGAAAATCCACCTTCTTGGCTTATAGATGACATTGCAATAGAAGAATTTAAAAGGATAGTTAAAGAAAATGAGAAGGTTAATATAATTGGTAACTTAGATGTAAATAATCTAGGTGCATATTGTAATTCATATTCAATGTACTTAAAAGCAACAGAAGGACTCAAAGGTAAATTATTAGTTTTAAGGAAAATAACAAAGAATGGACCTATAACAGTGGAAAATCCATTAATTAAAGTTCAGAAAAATTATGCAGAAGAAATGAGGAAATTTGCTTCGCTATGCGGAATGACTATTGACAGCAGATTGAAATGTGCGACAGCTAAGACTACTAAACAGCAAGAAGATATAACAGATGAATTTGGTGATATTTAGTGACTATATTAGAAGAATTAGTAGATTATGCACATAAATGTATTGATGATGTTAGAGTAAGTCAGTATGAAGATTATATTTCATGTCAAAAGCATAAGTGGGCATGTGAAAGATTTTTAAAAGATATAGAAAATTCTAAACTAAACATCTTAAAAGAACCATTTAATTATTATTGGAATGAAGAAGAAGCAAGTAAAATTGTGAAATGGTTTAGCTATTTAAGGCATAGCAAAGGTGTTTTAGCTGGACAGCCAATTATATTAAATACATGGCAAAAATTTAATGTATGTCAGCTATATGGTTGGAGAAATAAGAAAAATGAAAAGAAACGTTTTAAAAACTCATTTACTGAGGTTGCTAGAAAAAATGCTAAGTCTCAAATAGAAGCTGGGATAGGTCTTTATGAAATATCATCTCAATCTACTAAAAATAGAGAAGTTTATGAGTATTACACAGCAGGCACTAAAAGAGAACAATCGAAAATAATTGTAAATGAAGCAAAACTAATGCTAAAAGGTTCACCTTTAAGAGGTAAATTTAAAATTACTAGAGATTTAATAGAGCATATTAAAACGGGAAGTTTTATTAAAGCACTATGTAAAGAAGATGGACAAAAAGGTGATGGTACTAACCCAGCGGGATTGATATTAGATGAATATCATCAACATAAAACAACTGAATTTTATGATTTGTTTTTAGGTGCAAATACCAAAGAACCATTACTTATGATTATTACGACCGCAGGTAAAGATTTAACTTATCCATGTTTCACTCAAGAATATAAATATTGTAGCAATATACTTGATCCTAATGTTGAAGAAGTAGTAAATGATGAATATTTAGTTGATATATGTGAACTAGATAAAAAAGATTATAAAGAAATTACTAACATAAATAATGAAAGACTTTGGATTAAAGCTAATCCAATTCGTATGACATATGAAGATGGATGGAAAAAAATAAAAGATCAATTTAGAATAGCAGTAAGTATACCTGAAAAAATGACAGCGTTTCTAACTAAATGTTTGAATATTTGGGTACAAGATAAAGAAAATGGTTATATGGATATGTCAAAATGGAAAAAATGTGAGGTTAAAGAGATACCATATGACTTAAAAAATAGAATAGTATATGTTGGATTTGATATGTCAGCGAAGATAGATTTAACTTCGGTGGCTTTTATTATACCTATTTTAAGTGATGAAGTAGATAAAACAGGAAAAATGATAGTTAAATATGTATGTTTTTCACATTCATTTATTCCTAACAGAGAAAAATTAAAAGAAAGAATACTTAAAGATAAAGTACCATATGATGCTTGGGAACGATTAGGATATTTAACTGTTACTAATACTGAAATTGTTGACCAACAACAAGTAATAGACTATGTTTTAGAAACTTGTGAAAAAAACAGGTGGAAAATAGATACTTTGTGTTTTGATCCAGCAAACGCTAGTAAAATTATGATAGATTTGTCAAATGAAGGGTATGCAGTTGAAGAAGTTTTTCAATCGCATAAATCTTTAAATGAAAGTACTGCAGGTTTTAGAGAACAAGTTTACTGCAAAAATGTTATTTATACTAATAATCCAGTACTAAACTATGCTATGAGTAATGCAGTAATAAAAACTAACAATGGATTAATTAAAATTGATAAAGATGCAACTACAAAAAGAATAGATCCAGTTGATGCTATGTTATGCGCTTTTAAGTTAGCATTATATCATGAATTTGTAGACACTGCTGATGTTGATGAATGGCTTGATAGTGATGAATGGTAAGGAGGTGAAAAATGAGAATAATCAATAAAGTTAAAAAAATATTCAAAAATGAAGTTGAGACAATAGGTACTAATCCTACTTTAGAGGAACTAAGGGAGTTTTTTAACAGCAATATTGAAGAAATTGCAAATAGTAAACTTACAAGTACAAGTTATTATTCATGTATGCAAATAAGATGCAATGCTATAGCTAAATTACCATTGAAACTTATGCGAGAAACTGAAAAAGGATCAATAAAAGCAAAAGAACATAATTTATATAAACTTTTAAAGAAAAGGCCTAATCCTTTTACTAATTCACATGATTTCATTTGGGCTACAGAATTTAATAGACTAGAATATGGCAATGCTTTTTGGGTTATGGATGCGAATATTCGAGGGCAAATACAAGCTTTATATTTATTAGATAGTAGAAAAGTAACTATTATAGTTGATAATACTGGAATTTTGAATAATAAAAATGCAGTTTATTATATTTATGAAGATGAAAAACAAGGCCAAATTATTTATACAAGTGATGAAATAGTACACTTTAAGAATTTTAGTATGAATGGATTAAAAGGTACTAGCATTAAGAAATATATAGCTGATACAGTAGAAAATGAACAATATTCAGCTAAATTATTAAAAGATAAATATAAAAATGGACTTCAAGATCCTATTATTGTTCAATATATAGGTGATTTGAATGATGCTAAACAACAAAAAATAAAGAAAAAGTTTGCTGATATGGGTGGTGCTAAAAATGCTGGTAAGGTTGTACCAATCCCAACAGAGTTCAAAGTAGAACAATTAGAAACTAAACTTGTAAACAGTCAATTTTTTCAATTACAAGGTCTTACTACAAGACATATTGCTAATGCTTTTGGCGTAAAAGGCTTTCAACTTAACGATATGGAAAAAAGTACTTATAACAATATCGAACAACAAAATAAAGCTTTTTATAGTGATACCTTACAAAATTCTTTAACTACTTATGAACAAGAAATGAATTATAAACTACTAACTACAGATGAACAAGAGAAAAAAGGATACTACTGGCAATTCAATGTTGATAGTATTTTAAGAAGCGATTTAACAAGTAGAACAACTTCATATCAAGCTGGAATTAATACAGGGTATATGTCAATAGCAGAAGTAAGAGCAAAGGAAAATTTACCTTATATAGAAGGTACTGACCAACTTATTATAGGCAATGGTGCTAGTATTCCATTAAAAGATTTAGGAAAGCAATACATGAAAGGGGGTGGAGAGAATGAGTAAAATTAATTGTACTATTTTTGATAAAAAATCTAATAAGTTAAAAAATGTCGGATTTATGGAAATAAAAAATAATAGTAATGGGAATGGAGAACTTTATTTATATGGAGATATAGTAAGCGATCAATGGAGTAAATGGTCAGATGATGATACTTGCCCACAGGACATAGCTGATTTTCTAAAAGAATTAAATTCATTTGATAATTTGGATATTTACGTAAATAGTGGTGGAGGTTCTGTATTTGCTGGTATTGCTATTTATAATCAATTAAAAAGACATAATGGTTTTAAAACTGTTCATGTTGATGGAATAGCAGCTAGTATTACTAGTGTAATTTCATGTGCTGGTGATAAAGTTATTATACATAAAAGCGCACAGTTTATGATTCATAAACCAACAGCTAGTTATTTTTGGACTTCACTTAATGCTGATGAATTGAGAAAAGAAGCTGATACATTAGATATATGCCAGGATTCAATTAGAAATATTTATATGGAGAATGTAAAAGAAGGTATTACAGAAGAAGAAATAAATAATTTAATTAATGCTGAAACATGGTTTACTGGTGAGACAGTAACAGATTATTTCAATTTTGAAGTTGAAGAAAGTTCAGAAAAGGTAGCTAGTACAAGTCAATTTTATGATAAATATAAGAATACTCCTAATAAACTATTAAAAAATAAAATGATAAAAAATAATGACCATGATAAATTAAAAAATAAACTACAAACTGAGTTAGATTTACTTAGTATGTAGTTTTTTTTATGTAAAAAATTAAAAAGGAAGTGTATTAAATGAAAAAATCTTTAGAAATGAGAAATAAATTAGAAGGTTTAAAAAATGAAGCGCAGGCTTTATTAGATGAAAATAAGATCAAAGATGCACAAGATAAAATGGGAGAAATTAAAGACTTAAAAAACGCTATTGGAATTCAAGAAGTTTTAGAGAAGGAAGAAGAAGAAGTACTTGTAGCTGAAAATAATATTAACAATGATCCAAAAGATAATAATAATGAAATGCCAGAACATAAAGCTAAAGAAAATGCTAATTGCATAAGGGCTATGATAAAAAAAGTTACTGGAAGAAGTTTAACAGAAGCTGAAAATGCTTTATTAGTTCAAACTCCACAGACTAGCGCAGGAAATGGGGAAGGCTATCTACTACCAACAGATGTTTCAACTTTAATTCACAAAAAGATAAGAGAATACAGGAGTTTAAGAGATGCAGTAGGATATATGCCTGCTGGTGCATTAACAGGATCATTTCCGGTAGAAGATTTTGAAACAGTATCAGAACTTATTGATTTCACAGATGGTACAGACGGAGACGATAGTGATGATATTAAATTTAAAAATGTATCTTATGCTTTAAAGGAAAAGGCAGCATTCATTAAGCTATCTAATACTTTATTAAAAATGACAGATAATGCTTTAATATCTTATGTAGTTGAAGTTTTTGCTAAAAAAGCAGTTATAACAGAAAACAAGATAATTATTACTAAATTAAAAGAGAATAAAACAGTAAAAGAATTAAAAGGTTGGCAAGACTTAAAGAAATCCTTAAATACAGACTTAGATCCAGCAGTTTTATTTGGTACTGTAATTGTGACTAATCAAACTGGATTTGATTATTTAGATGGAGAAGTAGATAAACAAGGTAGGCCAATTTTATCTGATGATATTGCTAATCCAACACAAAAGAAATTTAAAGGATATACAGTTATGGTTTATTCTGATGCGTTGTTGCCAAACACAGGAACTAAAGCACCAATTTTCTATGGTAATTTATCAGAAGCTATTAAATTTGTTGATTATAATGGATTAATTAGCTTTGATACTTCAAGTGCAGCTGGATTTATGAGTAATACTACTATTGCAAGGCTTATAGAATTTATTGATGTAATTCAAGTGGATAAATCCGATAAGTGCTATATAGCCGGTACTATTGATACTACTGTAACTGGTGCTTAACTAAGAGTTTTTACACTCCTTTAAAATTTAAGGAGGGATAATATATGGATTTAGAGCAAGTAAAAAAGTTCTTAAGAGTTGATTTTAGTGAAGATGATACTTATATAACGCTACTAATTGATGTTGCTAAAGAGTATATAGTAGATGCAGTTGGTAAATATGATGAAACAAGTGCTAGATATAAGCTATTGTTATTTAATATTGTTTCTACTTTATATGAAAATAGACAATATACAATAGATAGGAGTAATGAAAAAGTTGCTTATACATTAAAAAGTATTATATTGCAATTACAATTGTAATATATAGGAGTTGATAATGTGGAAGGTTTAAAATTAAATACCCTGCTTGAATTGTGGGGTATGGTACCTTTTAAAAATGAATTAGGTGAAAATGATACAAGAGAAGGGAAAATAAAAGATATATGGTGTGAAGTTATTCCGATAGGTGGAAGTGTTAGCACTATATCCAATACAGAAATAGAGTATTCCAGTGTAACCCATAAAATAAGATGTAGAAAGTTAAGCATAAAAGAACCAAGCAAAGATATGTCTTTTAAAGATAAAGAAGGAAATAAGTACGAGGTACAGTATTTTCAAAGAGATTTTAAGAAAAATAAATTTATAGAGTTTATGACAAAAATAATTTATGAATAGAGGTGCTAAATGGGTGAATTTGAATTAAGAGAATGGGAGAAAGAACAATTAGTGCAAAAATATAATGAGTTGAAAGAAGAACATGAGGGGATAAAAAGGCAATTAGAGGAAGCAAATGATTTAATAGATAAATTACATAAAGTTAAAGCTGAATGTTTTGAAAAAATGCAAGGTATAAGAAAAGTACTCTTAGAAAAATACAATTATCCGGTGGTGTAATTATGGCTAATGGATTTGATACTACACAATTAGATAAGTTTAGCAAGAATTTATTAAATATAGCTAAAAACGAGTATCCTAAAAAAACTAAAACATTTTTAAGAAAAGAAGCTAGAAAATTAAATAAAAGAAACAAGCAAACTTTTGAAGCTAAAGGTATAGGAGAATACAGAGGAAATTTAAAGAAAGGATTTAAAGCAGGTAAGCTATATAAGTATAAAGGTAAAGAACTAGCTATAAGAGCCTATAACAGTTCTCCTCATGCTCATTTACTTAATGATGGATGGATGCATAAAGCTAAGAATGGAAATGAGAAATTTATTCCCGGGTTCCATTTTATTGAAGATTCCGCAAAAGCTTTTAATAGTGAATACTACGAAGATATAGACGAATTTTTAGATGAATTATTTGATTAATAAAGAAAATATTCCTTAAAAATATAAAATATGTTATTCTATATTTGGGGGGTGCATACAATGCAAATGTTTGAAGTAAGAAAAGATATAAATCAAATAAGTGGTAATTATGCAGGCGACTATCCAAATATTGCAATGAGCGGTATGCTGAAGCTAAAAATAGATAAGGATAAATTAATATTTAAGCAACTATGGAAAACATATCATAAATTAAATTTAAAAAATATCACAGATGTACAGCTAAAAACAGAAGAAGAAATAAGTAAAGATGTAACATTAACAAGGCTGGCGGTTTTTGGGATATTTGCCTTAGGATTAAAGAAAAAAAGAACCCAAGAAAGATATTTTATTATAATATCTACAGAGGAAGAAGGATTCAATAACGATTTTGTAATGGAAATAGATAGCGCCAAAGGCTTTGGTTTACCTATGGCACAAGGGTTTGTTAAAACATTAAGGAAAGAAGTAACAAAATATAGGGATTAAGAACATGCAATGCATGTTCTTTTTTATTTTGGAGGGGATTATAGATTGTAACGCTTAAAGAAATAAATAAGGCTATAGTACAACAGGTTAAAGAAGGTTTAAAAGATACAGATTATAAAGATATTCAATTTTCATCTACAGATATAAGAGAAAAGATTACAAGACCTTCTTTTTATGTAGATTTTCAAGAAAATAAAACAAGTTTACTAAATGGAGAAGCCAGTCAAAGAGAATTTGATGTTAGGCTTTTTTATTTTGCCCAAAATCGGGAACAGAACAAAATTGAATTACTAGAAATACAAGACTTATTAAGTGAAATATTTCAAAGCGGTATTAAGATAACAGAAGATTATTACATACCTGTTTTTCAATGTGAATTTGATTCTAGGGGTGAAGAAGGCTTGCTAATAACAACATTGGCTGATTTATATGCAATGAGTGAAAAAGAACAAACCGGAGAGCCTTTGGAAGAATTAGAAATGGAAAGGTGGTAAATTATGGCTAATACATTGCCAAATATAAATATCTTATTTAAACAAAGAGCAGCAACTTTTACTCAAAGGGGTGGAGTTGCTATTTTACTGTTAAAGGACGACACAGATAAAAATTTCAATACAGCAGAATATAAAACGCTAACGGATTTAGAACTAGACGAAGCAAAGTACACTGCGAACAATTTACAGTACATAAAAGATACCCTACTAGGAAAGCCAAGCAAGGTTGTAGTTGTAAGGGTAGATGTAGAAAAGGATGTTACAGATGCTTTAGACATAGTTAAAAATTTATATTCAACTGGGTGGATAAGCCTAGTAAGTGACGTTAAAGCTGATTATGACACTTTAGTTAGTTGGATAAAAACTAGAAGGGATACAGGTAAAAAGACTTTTAAAACCGTGGTGTATGATCCAACTACACTGCCAGACCATGAAGGTATTGTAGTATTAGGAAATACAAAAGTAACTTTTAAAGATAATTCTAGAGGACAAAAAGATGGATATGAATTTTTGCCTACCTTATTAGGCTATATTGCATCCGCGGGAACAGATATTGGAACAACTTATATGGTTATGGAAAACTTAAAATCAGTTTTAGAGCTAGACAATATCAATGCAGAAATACAGTTAGGCAAATTAGTGTTAATAAATGATGAGAATGTAGTGAAAATAGGGCTAGGGGTTAATAGCTTAACTACATTTACTACAGATAAAACTGAAGATTTTAGCTTGATTGAAGTAATAGAAGCTAAAGATTTAATTGTAGATGACATAAGAAGTATATTTAAAAATAGTTATCTGGGCAAATACAAAAATAAATTAGATAATCAAATGCTTTTCGTAGGAGCTGTAAATACTTATTTTAAATCATTAGCCGATAGAGATATTTTGGATAGTGAATTTGAAAACACAAGTTATATAAATGTAGAGGCGCAAAGAGCGGCATGGGTAGCTGATGGAAAACAAGAAGCCAAAAATTGGGATGATGCAACAGTAAAAAGAAGTACATTTAAAAGAAAATTATTTTTAGCTGGGAACATAAAAGTTTTAACTTCCATGACAGATATTGAGTTCCCAATAACAATGGAATAGGGGGAAAATGTATGAATAAAGGTAATGAAGTTATAAGTGGAAACGAGGGGCGTATTTGGGTTAACACAGAATTATGGGCAAATCTAACAAGTATAGAAGCTAAATGTTCCTTGGAAACAGAGGACATACGTTTTGTCGGCGATCCAAACAAATACACAAAAATAACAGGAAACAATATAGAGGGGACTATAACAATTAAGAAAATAGATTCAAGGGCGCAAAAGCTTTTGGCAGAGGGATTTAGAACATTAAATATGCCAGACATAAACATAGTCATTTCCACTGCAACGGTAAATAATAGAGCAGTGGAAAGGTTAAAGCTAGAGGATGTAGTTTTTACAGAACTACAATTAGCAAAGTTAGAAGCGGGGGCGATGATAGAAGAAGAATTGCCTTTTACAGCCAGTTCGTTTGAATATTTAGAATTAATTTAAGGGGGAAAATGTATGAATAAGGCGAAAAAGATAGGATTGGAAGATTTTATTAAAAAGGCAACTGATAAATACAATAAAAGAAAGAAAGTTGCAGAAATAGAGGTAGAAGGGTTCGGGTTACTAACATTTAAAAGACCTACGGATGCGGAACTTTTAGAGTTTAAAAGTGTTTTAGCAAACAGTGTAAATGTAAGTAAGGATGAAAATATAACAAAAATAGATTATAGTAATATGTTACAAGCAAGCAAGGAGCTACTATATAATACCTGCGAATTTTTACATAGTCCAGAATTAATAACAGCAGTAGAAGCAGCCGAACCCTTTGACGTTCCTGTCAAAGTATTTGGAATAGATGAGACAATTAGTTTAGCACAAAAAGTGAATGAAGAATTTGAAGATCAAGAGATAAGCAAAAAAGTAAAAAACTAATAAAAGAAGGTAGTGGTAAAAAGGCGCGATATGGGGAACTGTATTGGGTCTCTTATTTTGTTTGTAGAGGACAGCGCCTTGACTACCTTCTTAATTTAGATGGACTTGAGAGAGAGTTTTTTATTCAAAGCATGAGAAATGAGATAGAAGAACAAGTAGAATATGATAATCAAAAAATACAAGCTATGTTTGGTAAGAAATAAATAAGAAAGGAGGTATGCATATGGCATCTAAAACTATTGGTGTCGTTCTCTCCTTAAGAGATCAAATGAGTAGCGGATTGCTTAAAGTAAATAAAAATATAGAAGGCATAACAAAAGAAGCAAAAAGAGCATCTCAACAAGTTTCTTCTTTTGCTCAAAAATCTAAGGATCACTTTGAAAGAATTGGAGATAAAGCAATAAAAACAGGTGCAGTTATAGCTGGTGCCTTAGGTGGTGCAGCACTTAAAACTGGTATTGGCGAAGGAATGAACATGGAAGGGTTTAGAACTCAACTTATGACTGCGACCAAGGATGCTAAGAAAGCAGCCAAAATTATGAAGTGGTCAGTAGAATTAGCAAATGCCACACCGTTTGAAACAGGTGAAGTTGTAGAAGGAAGTGCCCGTTTAGAAGCTATGGGACTTTCTGCACAAAAGAATTTAGGGATAATAGGAGATATGGCAGGAGCAACTAACAAACCACTTTTACAAGCTGTAGAAGCTTTTATCGACGCTCAAACGGGAGAATTGGAGAGACTAAAGGAGTTCGGGATTAAGAAAGCTGACATAGCTAAGAAATCAAATGAGATGTTTCGAGGACAAGAGGTTATTAATCAAAAAGGGCAGATAGTAGATCAAGAGAAATTTAACCAAGCTCTACTAGCCATAATGAATGAACGTTACAAGGGTGGGGCGGAAATGCTTGCACAAACAGCTAAAGGTATGTGGAGTACAGTTACAGGAATTGTTAAGAACAGCTTAGCTAAAATAGTAGGGTTAACTGATGAAGGAACTATAAAACAAGGTTCTATTATGGATAAATTAAAGGAAAAAATAAAACAAGTCGCTGATACACTACAACAATGGCAGAGTGATGGAACAATGGATAGAATAGCGCAGAAGGCAAGCGAAGTTTTTACAAAGGTTTATGATGTTATTAGTAAAGTTATAACTTTTATAGTAGAGCATAAAGATGCAATAGCAAATGTAGCTATTGTATTTGCATCCTTTTATATAGCCATTAAAATTTTCAAGGTACTCAAAGGTGTTATATTTGGAGTACAGATTGCAGTAGGATTATTAAATGGTACTCTAATGCTTACACCTATCGGCTGGGTAATGGTTGCGATAACTGCCATAATAGCAATAGGATTATTGTTATGGAAAAACTGGGACAAAATAAAACAAGCAGCGCAAAGTCTATGGGATAAGATAAAAACAGTGTTTACTGGAATATGGACAACAATAACAACAGTATTCACTAATATATGGACAACAATAACAACAGTAGCTAGTAATATATGGACTAGCATAACAACTGTATTCACAAATATTTGGACTAGTATAACAACTATATTCACTAATATCTGGACTGCAATTTCTACAGTGCTTACAAGCATATGGACTACAATAGTTACGGTGTTTACAACTATATGGAATGTTATTGTAGCAATACTTACACCTATCGGATTGTTTATAGAAGCAGTATTTAAAGGAATATTAGCTGTAATAATAGTCGTAGGAGCATGGATATGCAACTCCATTGTAACAATGTGGACTAACGTATGGAGCGTTATACAACCTATACTAACAGCTATATGGAATGTTATAACAACAGTATGGACAGCTATATGGACTACAATAACAACAATAGCCACAGCGATATGGAATACCATAGTAAGTGCGTGGAATACCATAGCCGGAGTTGTTTCTACTGTAATGTCAGCTATTTGGGGTGTTATTAGTTCTATATGGAGTACCATTTATGGAACTGTAAGTGGAATTATGTCTTCAATTTGGAGCACTATAACAGATATATGGAATAATATTGTATCTACTGTTAGCGATATTGTTGGTAATATCGCTAGTACAATAAGTGACGGTTTTAATGCTTTAATCGGGATATGTTCTGATATATTTAATAATATAAAAAATACTGTAATGGGAATTTTTGAAGGTATATGGGACGGAATAAAAAGCATCATAAATGGCGGGATAGATATGCTAAATAATTTTATTGGTGGAGTAAATAAAGTTATTAGTAAAGCCAATAAAGTTCCAGGAGTTAATATAGGTGCTGTATCCGAAATACCTCATTTCGCAAAAGGAACACAATACTCTCCAGCAGGTATGGCGTTAATAAACGAAGAAGGCGGAGAATTAAGAAAGCTATCCAGTGGAGAAACAATAATCCCAGCGGATAAATCAAGGCAGATTATGAATGGTGCTTCAAGCCCTACATTTAATATATATATAACTGGAAACGTTGGAACAGAAGAATTTTTCGACCAAGCAGGACAACATATAATAAGCCAAGTTAGATTAGCAATGCAAAATATGTAAGGTGTAGTTTTATAACTATGCCTTTTTTTATTGGGGGTGTAATATGGCTAATATATATTTTAGTACATTAGATAGAAAACAATTGTACGAACTTCCTATTTTACCAGAAGAAATGCCAGAACTCAGCAAAGGTGCTAAGAATGAAATTTTTGAAACTTTCAACAACGGAGAATATAACTTTTTGGGAGAAACAAGCTTAATAAGTTTTAGCTTGGAAAGTTGGTTGCCAGCATATCCCAATAAATATAGATGGGCTAAGAGCCAAATTAATCCTTATTTATTAATAAATATGTGGAATACAGCACAAAACACTAAGAAACCTCTTAGGATTGTTATAAATAGAAATAAGAATAATTTTTTACCACAAGAATTATTAAATTGGATGGTTAGTATAGAGAATATAAGTTGGCATGAGCTAACCAATGGAGATGTAGCCTATAAATTAGATTTAAAGCAATACAGGGAGATAAAATAATGTGGTACTTATATACTTCTCATATAATTGGGAAAGGATATACAACTAAAGAGATAATAGGATATTCTAATAACCTTAGTTGGTCTAATGATATAGATACTCTAGCAACTTCCTTGTCTTTTGATTCTATATTAGATTTAGCAGAGGGAAGAAGTAAAATAATTTTAAAACAAGATAAAGTGATTGTTTTTGAGGGTGTTATAGTAAGTAAGACCAATAAAGAAAATGTTCATAGTTATACTGCTATGGATTACGCGTGGTATTTAAATAAAAATAAATATGTAATGCAGTTTAGAAATATAAATGCCAAAAGTGCATTACAACAGATATGTGCTAAGGTAGGTATTAAAGTAAATATAAGAACTAGATTAACTACTATAATAAATAAATTGTATTTCCAAGAAAGTTTAAGCGATATAATAAAAGACATATTAGAACAATGTAAAAGAGAAATAGGGGAACATTACATAATGGAAATGCAAGGCAAGACACTTTATATTAATAGAGTTATAGATTTAAAAATTAATTCAACTGTATTAATAGAAAAAGATTATAGTATTAGTAGAAGCATAGAAGATATGCAAAACAATATAATAGCGGTCAATAATGATGGCAGAGTTTTAGTCAATGTAAAAGATAATAAAAATATTAAGATATTCGGAGAGTTAACGGACATTATAAGTGTAGAAGATGAAAATACAAGCCGAGCTAACAATATAGCACGTAACGAATTAAAAGAAAAAAATAAGATAAAAAAAGAACTCTCTTTTAATACAATAGATACCGGGCGAGGAATTTATATAAATTGTAATAGATTAATTAAAGTTAATCTAGGTAAATATGGTGTAAATGGATGGTATAGAATAAAAAGCACACAGCATACTTTAAATAATAATATACATAAAATAGGTATAACAATAGATTTTAGTAGCTAGGAGGTAGCATATGGACTATAGAGTGGAATTTGCCCAATGGCTAAAAGATAGAAATAATAAGCCTAGGATTGGCACAACCATGGGAATAGTTGAAAAAGCCGGTATAGATTATAAAATAAGTATTGTGGATAATCAATTATATTTAGATAAAAGCAATTCTAAATTATGCAATTCTTTGAAAGATAGAACAGAAGAAAGAATAATAGAATTAAATAATATTACTTATAATGCAAAGATAACATATAATAATGTTTTAAATAAAGGAGATACAGTATTGATTGTGCCAGATGAAAGCAATCAATTTTTTTATATAATAGATAAAATATAGGAGGGGTGAATATGGCACTACTTCCAGAAGAAGATATAATAATTGAAGAAGTCGAAGAAATAGAAGAAGAACAAACTTTGTCTAAGTTAGGCAAGGTTTTTTTATTTGACTTTAAAAATAATGAATATGTAATTAGAAATGGGAAACTTGTAGAATGTACAGAACGGCAGGCGTTAGAGCAATGGATACATTGGATATTGTTAACTTATAAAGATAAATACAATGTTTACAAAAACACAGACTTCTATTGTAATATAGAAGATTTAGTAGGAAAGAAAAGAAATGCGTTTATTCTTTCGGAATTGCAAAGAGAAGTTGAAGAAGCTTTAAAAAAACACAGGTACATAGATCATATAGAAAACTTTGTAACTACACAAGAAAAGACAACACTGAATGTAAATTTTGATGTTGTTTTAAAAAATGATGAAGTTATTAATATAAGTGCTTAGGAGGTGGAATGTTGAGTGTAAATGTAAAGACAGAGGAACAATTAATAGCTGATATGTTGGGGAATATTTCAAATGTTTACGAGAAAAGCCAAGGTCATCTTACTTATGACATAACTAAAACTAATGCTATAGAATTAGCTTTACTATATAAATACGCTTTATCTATAGCCAATTTAAGATTGGTAAAAGATTTAACAGGTGATGATCTAACAGCTAGAGTATATGACAACAAAGGCATAGTTAGGAAAGTAGCAACAAGAGCAAAAGTAATTCTAACTCTGACAGGGACAGGGACTATTGATAAAGAGGATTTATTTGGTACACCTAACAAGATAGAATTTGCAAGCCTAGAAAAAAAACAAATAGAAGGAATGGGAACAATATTAGCAGAGTGTACCCAAGTTGGTAATATTGGTATGGTTGGAGCTAATAGTATTACAGAGTTCCCGATAACAATAACAGGTTTTACAGAAGTTAATAATTCCAATCCCAGTTTTGATGGGTTCGAGGAAGAAACGGACGAATCACTTAAACAACGATACTACGAATCTCTAAAAAATCCTATTACCTCCAATAATCAAGCCCACTTTATATATTGGGCTAAATCTGTAACAGGTGTTGGTAATGCTAAAGTAATACCACTTTGGAACGGAGATTTAACAGTAAAAATTATAATTATAGATTCAAATATGCAACCAGCCAGTGAGGATTTAGTTAATACGGTACAAGAGTATATAGACCCTAAAGGGATACTAGATACCAATACAAATACATGGAGTTTGTGGGGAACAGGTGCAGGAAGTTCGGCTATAGGCAATTATTGTACCGTTGTGAGTGCTACAGCTAAAAATATAGATTTAGAGTGTTCAATTACCAAGGCTAATGGTTACAGTGATGAAGAAATAAAACAAAACATTTCTACTAAGATAACAGAATACTTAAAAGAAATTGCATTTTCTACAACTATTAATTATGTAAGCCATGCCAAGATAATTTCTTTAATCCTATCTGCGGATGGGGTGTTGGATGCAACAAATGTAAAAGTAAATAATAGTCTAAGCGAAAACGTGATTATAGGTGAAGAAGAAGTCCCTACAATGGGCGCCGTAACCTTAATATAAGAGGTGAGAAGATGAATATAGAACAACAGTTAATAGCAAATTTACATAAACGTGTTAGGAAAGATCCCTACATAAAAGAATTGTGTAGGGCTAGTGGAGTTGAAATGGACACTATAGAAGATGCCATAACAGATATTAAGAAACAATTTAATTTCTCTACAATGACATGGGGTGCTGATTTACTAGCGTCGGAAATGGGCATTAAGCTAGACCCATCTTTAAAGCAGGACGAAAAAAATAGTATCATAGCTGCTAAGTGGAAAAGTGAAGGTAAGGCAGATTTAAACTTATTACAAGCTATATGTAACAGCTGGAAGAATGGTAAGGTAAAAGTGTCATTTATAGATGGTAAAATATTACTCAAATTTATTGGCGAATATGGAATACCTACAGATTTAGACAATCTTAAGAAACAAATAAATTTATCTAAGCCTACGCATTTACCAGTAGAGTATTTATTTGCATATCTATTATTAAAAGATGTAGAAGCTATGCCCTTAACAAAATTAGAAAATACTACATTAAATAAATTTGCATTTTAGGAGGGATATATATTGAGCGAAGAAACAAAACATTTGAAATTGTTTAAATATGACAAAGAAACAGACGATTTTAATACAACAACTTTTAATATTAAAAAATGTTTAAATGATAATTGGGATAAGATAGATTTACAATCAGAAAACACACATAAAGATATAAGTGAAATAAAATTAAAAGATGAAGAACAACAACAATCCATTGATAAGATGATAGAACGATTGACATTCATGAGCTGTAAGAGAGAATCTAAACAAGGGAAATACTATACTCAAATTAGATGGTATAGAAAAGACAAAACGTTATATGCATATTCTACGTTATACCAAGATTCCACTAGTACAAATGAGTACATCCCAAAGAGTATGGAAATATTCTTTTATAGCAATAATGGCTCTACTATAAAAGAGAGGACTAAATTTGATTTAATATTCAACTCCGAAGATGGAGATTTAATAGAAATGAGGTTGTTATAATGTTTAATTTTCAAATGGATAATATATTAAGCTTACATGGCTTGATAGGCGAGAGCAAGACAGAAGGTATTACACCATTAGGCAAATTTAAAACCAAACCATATACATCAATACCATTAGAAGTTGTTCAGAATAATATTGATGCTGATAAAAGTAATATGGCTATAAACAATAAAGGTGTTATATTATACGAACATAACGACCAAAAAGTTTATTGGAAAACTTTCGGAAGCTCTCAACTTGTAATGAGACACGAAGTAACTGATTTAGATTGGAGTTTTGACGTATGTCAACTTTATCCTACAATTGAAGGTTTTGTTGGCATATATAAGAATAATACATCTACAAAAACATTGGCTTGGTATACTATTATAGAATATACGGATGAGGGGTATTTATATAAAAAACACGAGGTTTCAATTCCACAAGACGCTACAGGGAGCAATGGCGCTTATATACACAAGGTGGTTCAAGACCCTGTTACGAAGCAGTTTATATTTATATTTAGTTCATTTGCGACTACAGCCACTTATTTGTTGGTTATGGATGAAACGCTATCAAAGCGTATTAAAGCAACATTTGTAGAGGCGACATACAGTTTGAATACTAAATTAAGAGAATACATGGCATATGATGGTTGGTTGTACGGCGCTTCAGCGACTAATTCTTCTAACTATTGTAAAATGAAATATAATTCACAAGAGGATGTATCGGCAAGTTTTAAAAACTTCTATTCATCATACGCTACAGCAACAGTCACCGACCCCGAAATTGGTTTAAGTTATTGTCTTATTAGCGGTAGTGTTAAAAACTCCAATAATGGGGTTACGTTTGTGGATGTTCCAAAGCTGTTGTATCACAGTCAAGACGACCACTTATCATGCGCTAGTATGTCTCCTAATCCTAAAAATGGTTTTATTATAAATGGGAGAAGCAAAAGAATGTTTGAAGTATATTTTAAAAACTCTAAATTGGAAACTGGCGATTCTTACCCGCGCCCTGAATGTAGAGTTATAACAGAATTCAACATTTCTACAAGTTACGATTGCTCTAAATGTTTTTTGTCGTATGATAACAAAACGTGTTTGATAATATTCTATGACCAAGACAGAAATGGCGTAACGGATAGCACAACACAAGTATATGGGAGGTAATAAAATGTTTGTTTATAATACTGGAACAGGTTATGCGATGTGTGCATCTCCATTGCACAAAGAATATGGACTTAAAAAAGATAATGGAAATTTATATACTAAAAAAGAGCTATTAAAGTTTGGCTTTTTCATTGATGATATACCAGACAAACCACAAAGTGCTCAATACGAATATGTTATGAAAGTAGATTTTGATGCAGAAATGGTATATTATGATAAAATACCCATTAGGTCTATAGTTAGTGAGGATACTAAAGTAGATTTTCTTACAAAGGAATTAGCTAGTAGCAAATTAGAATCTATGAAGTTAAAAGGATTATTGAAACAAAACTCAGAAGAAATAGCCAAAGCAATTTGGGGAAATATGTAGAGAAGATTTTATTACACAATAAAATAAATTTATAAAAGCAGAGTAAGGACTATTAATATGTAGTCTTTTTTATTTTGCTTATTTTTAAAGAGAGGTGCGGAATGGAAAATGAAATAATTAAATTAGTAGCAACACAAGGAGCTTTTGCAGTGTTTTTTGCATATCTTCTTTTTTATGTGCTTAGAGAAAATAGCAAGAGGGAAGGACAATATCAAGATATTATTAAAGAATTAGCAGAGAAATTAAATGTTATAGAAGATGTAAAAAAGACAGTTGATAAAATAGAGGGTAAATTGGAGGGGTAGTATGGATAGAGTATTGAATAAAATAACGAGTGCTAGATGGCTTATAGCGGTAATAATGACTATTGTATTTGCTATATTAGCAATTAGGAATACTTTAAATACAGAATTTATAACCATTTATACAATGGTTGTGGCATTTTATTTTAGTAAGGATAGAAAAGAGCAAGACAAATAGTTTTGTTCTTTTTTTTTATTAAATTTTAGGGAGGTATTTATATGAAAATAGGAATAGATTGTGGGCATACAATGTCTGGTGCAGATTATGGAGCAGTAGGAATAAAAGCAGAATCAAGCTTAACTAGAGAGGTAGGAACAAAAGTTATAGCTAAGTTAAAAGCTTTAGGTCATACAGTCATTAATTGTTATAAGGATAGTTGTTCAAGCTTAAATGATAGTTTAAGTTATAGAACTAATACAGCTAATAACAACAATGTAGATTTATATGTATCTATTCATTTTAATTGCTATAATGGTAGTGCTTATGGTGCAGAGGTTTTTACTTATGGCGGAAAATCTTTTACAGAAGCGTCAAGAGTATTAAATAATATATGTGCTTTAGGTTATACAAATAGAGGGATAAAAGATGGTAGTAATTTATATGTACTAAAACACACAAAGGCTAAAGCCATGCTTATAGAATGTTGTTTCTGTGATAATGCAGGAGATATGAACAGATATAATGCTGAAAATATGGCTAATGCTATAGTTAAAGGATTAGTAGGACAGACTACAAGTAGTACACCAAGCAAACCAACAGGTAACAACAATAATGGATGGATTAATTTAGATGGTAAAACAGGTACTATATGTACCCCAAGCGGTGTAAATATTAGAGAAAAGAAATCAACTTCTAGCAGAATATTAGGTGCTTTACCTAATGGTGCCAAGATTAATTTATATCGTAAAGAAGGAGATTGGATACATATATATTATCCACCACATGGGGGTTATGTCTATGGGAAATATATAAGATATTAATTTTAAAGGTACTCCTGTAATGGGAATACCTTTTTGTATTATTTTATTGAAAAACAATGTAAAATGTCTGAATTTTTGGTAAAAATTATAAAGGAAAAATTGTATAAATGTAGAAATTATATAATAAGAGTCTGTTAAGTTAAAATGATTTAACAGATAAAATAATATAGAGGGGGATGACTAAATGAAAAAAATTGCAATTGGTCTTTTAACAGCATTGATAATTGGGGTAAATGTGTCTACTGCTCATGCAGCATTTATTTGTAATGTATGTGATGCCAGGGTAATGCCAGGACAAAGCCATTCATGTTGTGATTATTTAGGACATGTGGAGGATGTACATTCACGTGACGATGGAACAGGTTGGGTCGATTGTCTTCGTTGTCGTAAGATACTAAGAGCCTAGATAAAAGAAAAAAGATTATTTAAATAAGAGAACCCCAATAAAAAGGGGTTCTTTTGTATGGATTTATATATTGGTGCTATGTATTGGTCTATTTTTATTATATCCAGATGTAGAAAAATTAATCAATTAGAAATATATAAACTATCAATTTTGAGGGTACTTCGATAATGGAAGTACCCTCTTTTCTATTGGAAAAATTATTATAAAATATATAAATATTTCATAATAAGGTATTGATTTATCATACTATGCATAGTATAATATAAGTATAGTAATTGATAAGGAGGTGAGTAAGTGATAGAAAGTGTAGGAAAGTTAATAGCCTTAGCAATTTCAATACTAACAATCCGTCAACTGAGTTTGCAGAACAGCAAGACGGAGTTAGAAATCAAAAAACTAAGGCTAGAAATCAAAAGGTTAAAAGAGGGGGATTAAACCCCTCAACCTTTCCTATATTATATCACAAGTATATGAATAAAATACTAAATTATTTATTAATAATATCAATTATAATAATATTATTATTGTTAATCAAACTGACTTATAATAAAAGGAAGAAAACTAAATTAAAATTAGAAAAACATGAAATTGAAAATAAAAAGGGTGATTATAATGGCAAAGAGTAACCAAACGGAAGCCAATAAAAAATGGTATGACAAAAATAAAGAACACGCCAAATACTTAAATAAAAGATCACATTCAAGAAGCTTTATAAAAAACTTTGCAACACTAGAAGATTTAGAAGAATTAAAAGAGTTAATAAAAGAAAGAGAAGGGAATTTAAAATGCGAAAGGGAATAAGATATCTAATAGTAGGCTTACTATTAGGAGCTTCAACTAGATTTGTTGGGGTTGCAAAAGCTATTGAGCCTTCAGAGGATAATTGCCCAGAGAATGGAGAATATATGTATTGCTTAGATCAAAATAGACCCCTTTGGATATCTATATATGACGTACATCAAGAAGAAAAATTTATCTATTTGCGACAACCGAACAGTAATAAAATAATTAAATTAGTAGAATTAAAGTAAAATCTGGTGGATAGGTCATAGTAAAATTAAATTAAATATATAAATAAAAACCGTACTAAAAACGTACGGTTTTTATTTGATTTCTTAAAAAATAGAATGAGAAGTACGGTAACAGAGGCGACAAAAGCACAGTTTTCCAAGGTTTGTAATAGGGTTTAAAATTCAAATTGTCCTAGGGGGATAATAAATTCTTCTATAGAAATAAATCCCTTTGGGGACTTATGGGGAATACCTAATGAAGAAGTTTTATCAGAAGAGGGATGTACTTTTTATGGTAGATGTGTTCAAAGAAGTGTTTTATGCAAAGAAAATAAACCTAAGCTTTCTAAAATATCAGATAGAAGAAAGGTATGCTGTAACAAAGGTGGAATAATAAATTTGCTTACGGCTAATTCATTAAGAAAGGTTTATAAAACGAAATATAAAAAAGTTTCCGCGGTAAATTATTGTAATTTAAGCATAAGAAGCGGTGAAATAGTATCTTTAATAGGTGAATCTGGTTCTGGTAAAAGTACCTTAGCAAATATACTATCTGGAATATTAAAGCCAGACGAAGGGCAAGTATATTTTAATGATGAAAAGTTAGAAGGTAATAAATTTACTTCAAAAAAATTTGGTATACAAATTATATTCCAGGATCCTATATCTGCTATCAATAGTTCCTTTACTATAATGGAGGCTATAAGAGAACCTTTGGATATAATAAAAGATGGATCAATTGAAGATAGAAATAATAAAGCTTTACAAGTTTTAAGTAAGGTACAATTACCTACAGAAAAATACTTTGTAAATAAAAAATGTAATGAATTAAGTGGAGGGCAAAGGCAAAGAGTATCAATAGCAAGGGCACTTATAATGGAGCCTACTCTTCTAATAGCAGATGAGATAAGTTCTATGCTAGATCCATCCACTAAGGCTAATATATTAAGACTATTAAAGCAGCTGCAAAACTTAAATGGATTTTCTATGCTTTATATAACCCATGATATAAATTTAGCTAAGAAAATTTCAGATAAAATATTAGTTATGAATAGCGGCGAAATTGTAGAATCAGGTTCCATTTTAGAGGTTCTAAATAATCCTAAAAATATTTGTACTAAGAGATTAACATGCTAATTTTATGTAATTATTAAATAGTAGATAAAAGTTTATGATTCTGTGATGATATCTTATTTAGCTGAAAAATCAATCTGAGCAAGTATGATAGTTAAGATAAGGTTAAATAAAAAAATAAAGGCGTACCATAGCTTAGGTATGCCTTTAATCATAGCAAATATCTTTAAATTTTTTGAATATTATAATTCTACTAAAGCCAATTCATTTCAGAGTTACTTATAAAATTCAAGTTAAATTAACTAAGAATATCCTAACTTCTTAGCTCTATAATAGCAGGATACAAGAGCGGCTACATCATATCTAGCATCATGAAATCCAACATCATCACAGTTAAAAAGTTTTTTAGCTCCCTTTAGAACTATTTTTTTATCTATATTTAAAAAATCAACTGCTTCTTCTAGTCTAGGTTTTTTTAATTTACCTGTTCTGGTGGTAGCTTTTACAATGGGTTTAAAATATTCCATGGTGCAGAAGAATTCTTTAGGAATCCAATTCATATCATTTAATCTATTAAATTCAGCAGTAACAAATTTCCTATCAAAATTTACATTATGAGCTATAAAGATCCCATTTTTTAAATCAGAACTTATTTCTGAAGCTAAATCTTTAAATTTTTTGCCTTTAGATAAAATCTTTAATTTTTCTACGCTAAAACCATGAATAGCTTCTGCAGATTCTTCAATATAATCTACATCAAAAAAGAAGTTTTTGGCAAAGGAAACTTTCTCTTCACCTCTAAAATTTATATCACAAACACAATAAGTAAGTTGTATAATTTCACCAGGTTCTAAACCTGTAGTTTCTGTATCTATAAAAATTTTTTTCAT